CCCATGCGCAGAATTAATTCCGGCGTTTGATATTTTTCACTCAGGAAATCAAACGCAATAAATCAAACAGAGGTAATCAAACAATGGCACGCGGAGGGTACAGATCAGGGGCAGGTAGGCCAAAAGGGGCAAAAAACAAGAAGGCAGCGGCTACCAAGAGGACCCCCAAGCAGCCGAAAACACCCAAGCCTCCCGAGGTCCCGGCCGACATCCAGGATGAGGCTAAGGCCGCAAACCTGACTCCCCTGGAGTACATGCTCAAGGTCATGAACGACGAAGGCGAGAAGGACAAAACCCGTCGTGACCGCATGGCCATCGCCGCAGCTCCGTTCGTCCATCCCCGAAAGGGCGAGGGCGCCGGCAAGAAAGAAGAGCGGGATGGTAAGGCAAAGGCGGCCGGATCCGGCAAATTTGCATCAGGAGCCCCCCCTAAACTGTCCGTGGTGAAAAAATGATGGAGTGGACTACAAGTTGCCCGGACTGGGAAAGAAGAATCCTCTCAGGCGAATCACTGATCGGATTTCCTCCGCTTTTCCCGGAAGCGGCGAAGCGGGGCCTTGATGTTTTCAAGTCGCTTCACCTAAAAGATGTCCCCGGATGCCCGACATACGGAGAGGTGGGGCGACAATGGCAGTTTGATCTTGTTTCACATATTTTCGGGTCTGTCGATCCGGGGCCGGACATGGGCGGAACAGAGGAAAATTGGGGCCGTCGCCTTATCCGTGAATTTTTCATCATGGTGGCAAAAAAAAATGACAAATCGGGGATGGCCGCGGCGATCATGATGACGGCCCTTGTTTTGAACTGGCGGGAATCGGGAGAATTTTTCATTGTCGCCCCGACTATTGAAGTGGCGGGCAATTCGTTCAAGCCTGCTTGCGGCATGATCAGCTCAGACGACGATCTTTCAGACATCATGCACCCGCAGACCCACATACGGCAGATTACAAATCGCAATACGGAAGCGGTGCTGAAAATTGTAGCCGCAGAAAGCGATACCGTGGGCGGCCTGAAGGGCGTTGGAATACTCGTTGAAGAGTTGTGGCTGTTTGGGAAGAGGCCAGGGGCTACGAATATGTTTACCGAGGCGACGGGGGGGCTTGCGGCGCGGCCCGAGGGTTTTGTGATTTGGCTGACGACTCAATCAGACGAGGCTCCGGCGGGAGTCTTTGCCGACAAGCTGGAATATGCGAGGGGGGTCCGGGACGGCAAGATCGATGACCCTGCATTTCTTCCGATTCTCTATGAATTCCCGAAACACATAATTGAAGCAAAAGAGCACTTAAATCCGAAGAATTTCTATATTCCAAACCCCAACCTTGGCGCATCTGTTGACGAGGCCTTTCTTGTTCGGGAATTCAAAAAGGCGAACGTCGAAGGGATAGCGGCCACACAGTCTTTTCTCGCGAAGCATCTCAATATTCAAATTTCCATGTCCCTCAAGTCCCAGCGGTGGGCCGGTGCCGATTTTTGGGAAGCCGCAGCGGGAGAGGTCACTCTTGACCTGATCCTTGAATGTTCAGAGGTTGTTGTCGTCGGAATAGACGGGGGCGGACTTGACGACCTTCTCGGGCTGAATGTTCTCGGCCGGCGGGCAGAAGACGGCAAATGGTTGAAGTGGTTTCATGCCTGGGCTCATAAGATCGCGCTTGAGCGCCGGAAATCTGAGGCGCCGAAGTACCGGGATTTCGAGAAAGACGGGAACCTCACCATCGTTGACGAGATTGGCCAGGACGTTAAGCAGGCAGGCGACATTGTGCGGCGCTGTGAAAAGGCGGGGCTCCTGGACCGGATCGGCGTGGACCCTGTTGGAATCGGAGCGGTAGTTGACGAGCTGGAGAGCGGGGATGAGCACGGCGAATACGCAATAGAGCACGATCGGATTGTAGGGATCCCCCAGGGATGGAGATTATCCGGGGCGATAAAGACCACGGAGCGGAAAATAGCCGCGAAGGAAATAATTCACGACGGTTCAAAAATGATGGCCTGGTGCGTCGGTAATGCCCGGGTAGAGCCGCGCGGAAATGCAGTTGTAATTACCAAACAGGCAAGCGGAACCGGGAAGATAGACCCCTTGATGGCTGGGTTTTCATCCGTGGCGTTGATGGCCATGAATCCGGAAGCGCGGCGGACGACGTCTGTCTACGATGGCCTCTCAAAAGCCCAAATGATCGCCAGAATGACAGGAAAGGAGGTTGTGAGTGACAGCTCTACCTGAAAAGAATCTTCTCCGCCCGGGCGAGGTTGCCGAATACTTCTCTGTAACAAAGCGCACCGTTTACCTTTGGATCGCCGAGAAAAAGCTCGATACCGAATTGACGCCAGGCGGGTCCTTGAGGATCAAAAGAGAGTCCATTTTAAGAAGCAAACCACAAGATATAGATTAAAAAGTGTGAAATCTGTACATATCTTGTGAAATCCGTACCTACCATTATTTTCAAATCCCTGAAATACATAAGCCTACACATATTTCCCTCCTTCTTTTGAAGTGCGGCCTCGTCCTGGGCCAACGGGGCCGCCGGGAACTTAACCCCGAAAGGGTGCTCATATTGCTGGAAAAGTTGAAAAGATTTTTCTCCAGGATCGGAAGCGGAATCAAAATAGCGGCCGTAAAAGCCCTATCCGCCTTCGATATCCGCGATTGTTTGGTTTACGGAGGTCTTTTTTGCATCGGGTATGGACTTTATCAGCTTTTTCCGTGGCTGGGATGGACGGTTTTCGGGCTCGTCTCAATGCTTTTGGGTTTAGGCTGGATCATTAGGGTGCCGAAATAGTGGGTAGCATAGCAAACATGGAAAAACGCATGGCGGCCGGTGCCACGGATAATTCATGGTACTACCCTGGAGGCTTTTTCTATGGGGGTTCAGGCACCAAAACAAAATCCGGCGCCTCGATTTCGGAATTTAATGCCATGCAACTATCCGTTGTGTGGTGCTGCATTAAAATCCTAGCCGAAGATACCGCAAGCTTACCCCTTCATCTCTACCGGCGCCGAAAAGGCGGCGGAAAAGATATGGCATGGGCCGATGATAGATATTTCCTGCTCCACGACCGGCCGAATCCGGAAATGACAGCCATGTCATTCAGGGAAACATATGCTGCGCACCTTTTAGCCTGGGGGAACGGTTATGCGGAGATTGAGAGGACCGGAGGACGGATAAAAAAGCCCGTAGGAATCTGGCCGATCACGCCGAACAGAGTCACACCTCAAAGAAATTCACAAAGAAAAATTGAATACAAGATCAGCATGTCCTTCAACCAGGGAACGTGGGGCATAGATGGGATGAGTAACGCCGGGGCAAGGGAATCCGTAATACTTCCCAAAGAGAACACGCTTCACACACCCGGCCTGAGCTTCAACGGCCTTATCGGTTATTCCCCGATTGCTGCAGCACGTGAAGCAATGGGCCTCGGGAAAACCCTTGAAGAATTCGGCGCGAGCTACTTCGAAAATGGGATTCATCCATCTCTGATCGTCTCTTCCAAAGTTCCGATGAAAGACCCGAAGGCAAAAAGAGAGGCTCTCGAGGAGGTTCATGCCGGCCTGGGGAAACATCATAGAGTGCTCCTGATCGAAGAGGCCGAGAAAGTTGAAAAATTAGGCATACCAAACGACGAGGCTCAATTCATTGAAACCAGGAAATTTCAAAATGTTGATATTGGGACCCGCATTTACCGCCTTCACCCGCACATGTACGGCGAATTCGACAAGGCGGTCGGGTTTAACAGCGCGGAGCAGTTTGCGATAGATTACGCGACGAAAACATTGCGGGCGTGGCTTGTGAGGCTTGAGCAATCCTACAACATGGCACTTTTAGACCCCTCAGAATATGGAACTTATTTTTTCGAGCACAACATTGAAGGACTTCTGAGGGGTGACATCGTGTCCAGGTACACCGCTCACGTCATGGGTAAACGTAATGGGTTCTTGAATGCCGACGAAATAAGGGAAATGGAAAATCGTAACCCGATTCCGGGCGGTCTCGGCAAGGAATACATCGTTGAAAAGAACATGATCGGGCTGTCTGACCTGGGAACTGACGTGATTAAGCCGACAACTCCCCCGGTGAAGCCATGAAAAAGCAGTACGAAAAAGCTGTAAATCCGCAATACGAGACGCGGAAAAATGACGGGAAGGAGGCAAAAGATGAGCCAAAAACGACAAAAAGAAGAGATTGAGCGCCGTTGCTTTCCCGTTTCTGAGTTCCGGGCAATCGAGGATGAAAAAGGACTCCGTCACATTGTCGGCTATGCGGCCGTTTTCAACTCCATATCGGAAGAATTGTGGGGATTTAGGGAAAAAATAGCTCCGGGATGTTTCACGAAAACGATCAAGGAAGATGATATCCGGGCGCTCTGGAACCACGATTCAAACCACGTGCTCGGGCGAAATAAAAGCGGCACGCTGACGCTTTCCGAGGATCTGAAGGGGCTTAAAATCGACATATTGCCCCCGGATGCTCAGTGGGCGCGGGATCTCATGACCAGCATCGAGCGCGGCGACATTGATCAGATGTCTTTCGGGTTTAAAACCGTCGCGCAGCTTTGGGAGGGGGAATACCCGGACGAATTGAGGACCCTGATCGAGGTCAAGCTTTACGACGTTTCGCCAGTGACCTTTCCCGCGTATCCGGACACGGAAGTGGGGCTCAGGTCCCTTGATGAATATAGAAAAAAGAACGCCCTGCCAAAGGGCGCAGGTGGTGGGGCGGAGGATCGGTCTGAGTTGACAGTCCTCCTTAGAGAAGAGGACGAGCTTTATAAAAAAATTATGGGCTTTTAAGGAGGAAACGACAATGAACAAGTACCAGAAACGGATGGACGAAGCCTTCAGGAAAATGGAGGAAATTCGCAAAAAGGCGGAGGCGGAAAATCGCAGTCTCACCGATGAGGAACTGGCGCAGCGGGCCACGCTGAAGGCCGAAATCGACCAGGCCAAGCGCGAATGGGATGATTTTAAAGCCGAAGAGGAACTCCGCACGGAACTGTACGGAACCGGCAGCGGCGCAATCACCCTGGAAGATCCGAACGCGCACCCGGCAACCGGGCCGGATCAGCCGATTTACCGGGGATCAAATGCAACCGCGCTCGGCATGCAGCTCGCCGATATCCGCATGATTTCCGATCCGAAATTCGACGGCAAGGAAGTCAGGGACGCCAGAAGCCGCATTGAGCAGAGTCAGAAACGCTACGCTCAGCGCATGGAAGCCCTTGCGCAAAAAGAAAACAGGGCCGCGGCAACCGGTGGCGCCACAATCAGCGTGCCGTCGGACGGCGGCATTTTTCTCCAGGGCGAAACCGTTGTTGACCTTATGACAAACGGCTTTAATAACTCCGCAATCCTTCCCAGGATGGCAAAGCGGACACTCACGGCAACGCAGTTTATCGAAATTATCGGAATCGACGAGCAATCCCGCAAGGATGGATCGCGCGGCGGCGGTATCCGTGTCTACACAGACAAGGAACTCGGGAGCGTCGACGCAACCAAAACGCAGTTCAGCAAGATTCGCGTGGAACCCAAAAAGCTGACAGGCCTCTTCTATGCGTCGGAGGAATGGACCCGGAACTTGACCTTCTTGGGACAGGAAGTCAGGGGCCTCTTCGGCGAAGAATTTGCCTTCAAGTGCCAGAACCTCGCCATGCGCGGATCGGGGGCAGGCGAAGGTCTCGGAGCCCTCAATGCCGATTGTCTTGTGACCGTTGCGAAAGAAAACGGGCAGACGGCGGGCACGATAAAAACAGACAACCTGTCGAAGATGTGGGCCAGGTTTAGCGGAAAGAATCCTGCCTGGTTCATTAACCGGGATTGCGGCCCCCAGCTTGACCAGTTGTCCATCGCCGTCGGCACCGCAGCCCTTGAGCCCCGTTTCGTAACCTATGATGCACAGGGAATTTTACGGATCAAGGGTGCTCCGGTCATTGAAATCGAACAGTGCGAAACAGTCGGGACCGTCGGCGATATCATACTTGCCGATTGGAGCCAGTACGTTGCAGCCGATCAGGGCGATATCAACGAGGCAATGAGTATCCACGTCAATTTCATCTACGGACAGAACACGTGGAGGTTCACTTATTACTTCGATTGCCAGCCCCGCTGGTCTAAGGCGATCCACCCGTTCAAGGGATCGAATACCGTCAGTCCGATTGTTGCTCTGGCCACCAGGTAATAAACAAACAATTTGCCGGGGCTTCGGTCCCGGCATGAAATAAAGGAGGAATTTACCATGCAGAAAGAAAACAATGTAATCAAAACCGTCCCTCTGCTCTGGCCGGACAGCCAGGACGGGGCGCTGGCATCGGATATCATCAGTCTCAAAAAATACCGCCAGGCCGATATTTATATCATGATCGGCGCCACCATCGGCAAGGCTGGAGCCGTGACACTTCACAAGGGCACGAGCGTTTCCAGTGCGGCAACGGCCCTTGCCTTCACCCGCTATCTGAGCACGGGCTTTGTCCTCGAGTACGACGGAGAATCAGTCGATACTCCTGCGGCGGCCGGGGAAACAGTGACGGGCGCGGGCGGCGGGATCGGCTACATCTACAAGGACCTTGGCAACAAGCTCATATGCTACGCCTTCAACGGCACGACCTTCGTGGATAACGAAGTGCTGACCTTCTCCGGCGGCAAGACAGCAGTCGCCAACGGAATCCAGAAAAACGAGGACATTCTTGTCCCCCGGACAGCCACCAGCAACACATTCGATATTGCCGCAGTCGGCAACAAAATGTACTGCATCCCGATCAGCGCGGAGGACCTGGGCGATGGCTATGATTGCCTTGAGCTGAACGTGGCGGACCTCGATACCACGGAGCTGGCGGCTTGGGCCGTCCTCAGCGACGCCCGTTACATGGCAGAGATCCCCGAAACCGCGATTTACGATTAATTAACCCGGGGCGGACTCCGGTCCGCCCCTTCCTTCAGGGGGAACCGCTCCCTTTAAGCTTCGGCACGGATGGAGGAAAAAATGCCAGTAACAGGAATAAAATCAGAATGGGAATCCGGATCGCTCATTTTCACGGAATCATCTTCCGGCGGTGCCCCTTTGTTTCAAATCGGCAAATTCGTTTCCGCTGCAGTCGGCTCGGGAATGATCGTCAATTCCAGCAAAACAAAGGCACATGCCGTCTATGCAGACGATAACTCGGTTGCACTCACGGCAGGGGCTTATAAGGCCGCGCTTGCCCGCCTTCTTATTCTCGGAACGTGTGCCGCCGGGGATATTTCAGCTTTCGGCCATCAGGGACAGCTCAAAGTAAAGGGGGATATGAGTCTTGCCACCGGCCACCTTGCCGGGGCCTATGGCTATCTTGAACTGGCGAGCGGCGGAAACGTGAACGTCGCCGCGGGCGTCAAGGCCATGGCGGATCTTCCCAGCGGCGCAACCGTGACCGGGATACTCTCCGCGCTCCTGATAGCTTCCAATGATCTCGGGGGAACAAAAACCGGGAAGTGTTCAATGGTCCATATACCAAATCCTGTTTCGGGGACCTGGGATTATTTCCTTGATTTTGGATCAGCACCCGGGGCCATTGCCGCCGACACCAGCGCAACCCCCGCTAATGCAACTCATAAAATCAAATGCCGTATAGGGGCGACTGATTTTTACCTTATCGGCTTCGCTGATTTTTAGAGGGTGATCATGATCCTTGACAACGAAAAGCAGCGGGAAAACCTCTTAGCCATGATTGCTACAGCGACATTGGCGCCAGCTCCCTACCAAAAGATGAAGCAAGCGGTCATGGAAATGGAGGAGCTGGAAAACGCCGTTAAGACCGCGACTATTTCCGAATAACCCTCAGAAATGGAGGGCCTGAAAACGGCCCTCCCTGGAGGCACAAATGAAAAGATTCTTCCTTGCACTCATAATCCTGATTCTTTCCCCGGCACTGTGCTTCCCGGCCGGGTCCTGCACACAGACAGATGTTTCCGCCTACACCGGCGGCTTCACGATCATAAAATTCGTCTGCACCGGTGCGGCGGACGATGGAAGCATCCCGGACATAGCCTTGAGCGCGGCAAACCTGGCGATACTCCAGGGCACGCATTATCTCTATCAAGTCGTGGCCTAGCCAACATCGGGCGGAACGGCTCCGGATGCAGCCGATGTGCAGATTCTCATGCGTGGTCAGGACCTGCTGGGCGGAAAGGGGACAAATCTTATCCACGCCACAAATACGCTAGATGTGCTCCCCTACAACACGATTACAACGGCATACAGGTTTCCGGCGATAACCGAGACCCTGACCCTGAAAGTCTCTAACCAGGCGACACCGAGTGCGGGTTTTACAATCGAATTGGTTTGCACAAGATAAATGGGGTAGGCGGGCAATGACTGAAAACGACGACGGATTTGTGGTCACAAAAGAGACTTGGGAGTGCATGCCGGAAAAGCAGAAGTCCTGGATCATGTTTGAAACCATGCAAAAGGTCAACGGCCGGCTGAGGGCTCTCGAAAGATGGAACAAAGTTTTCTCCACTGGCGGCGGAATGATCGGCGGAGCCCTCGCATGGCTGGCAATTAGGTTTTTGGGGTAAGCAAATGAGAAAGCCCGATAAGCCCATATTCGAGTCCCTGAGCGACGATCAGTTGCTTGCCCTGTGCATAGAGCGGGAAGCGGGCGGCGAGCCCCTGGACGGCAAAATAGCCGTTGGAACGGTAATCCTGGAGAGAGTCGATCACAGGAAATGGGACGGCAACACAATCCATGAAGTCATTCTCATGCCGTGGCAGTTTTCCTGGACCATGCCGGAGGCGGGCCGGGAGTACTACGAAGAGGCTGTGAGGATAGCGGCGAATTGGGACCGGGAATACAAAAATAGAACATCCTTGCAGGTCTGCTTTGGAATAGCCGTGGGTATGCTTAACGGAGAAATCCCCCGCGATCCTGATCTTGCGGCCGTTCATTGTTGCCAGTACCTCAACCCGAAAGTAGCAGCATCGACAAAAAAGAAGTGGGAAGCCGCGGGCATGACCGTAATCAAGGCAATCAGCAAACACGAATTTTTCAAAGAGGCCTGAAATGGAAGTGAAACCCGGAGACGTTTTCGCAACCAGAAACCCGAACGGTTTAGGCAAGGCGATTTGTCTCGCTGAAAAGCTCAAGAGTCCGGACGGCCAGGCCGAGTACGGGCATACCGGTATTATTCAGGACTCCGCGGGAAAGACCTTGGAAGCGGTCTGGACCATCGCCGAGCAATCCCTTTTTGAAGCGTACAAAGGCGACAAGGTACTGATTGCCCGATTTGCCGGGAGTGGAAACGCATGGACATTGAGGAAAGGCTTTGAGGCGGTCTGTCCTTTGAAAAACCGCATGTACCCTTTCCACCGTCTGTTGCTTCACGCAATCGGCCTGGCCAGATGGGTCCACTGGATTAAAACTCCGGTATGCAGCGAGTTGACGGCCATGTTCCTTGTGAATACGGGAGTGCCGATGTCTTTCGGCGGCAACTATTGGGGAATCACGCCGGACAATCTTGTAGACGAGTGGCGGATTTCAAAACATTTCGACATTATTTTTGAGGGGGAAATCTGATGGAAAACTTGGAAAAAGAAATTCAGCTTTTAGAGAGAAAACTGGAACTCCTAAAACTCATAAAAGAGGCACAGGATCAGATTCAGGTTGCCCCGCAGCCAATTTATGTTCCCTATCCGGCATATCCTATATATCCATCCTACCCCTTGAATCCTGTTTGGGAAGAACATCCCTATAGGGTATGGACGGATAAAACGACAGCGGGAAATGTGCAGTTTTCTTACACAAACTGAAAGGGGAATTGAAATGAATCTCGACAAAGAGCCGCGGCAGATAGGAATTGCGACTATTTTAATCCTGTTTATTTGCATTCTGTTTTTTTCGGGCTGTGCCTTCGCGCCCCTGTCCTCACGTATAGGTGAGCAGACCGGGAAAATGTACCAGAAGGCATATGACCGGGGCATGCCATCTGCCGAGCAGATTCAAAAATCATGGCCTTTTGTGTCCGGTCTGATTCGAGGGACTTTCGGAATACAGTTCGAGCTTGTCCTGTCCGTCGATTTACAGCGCACCGTCGAGGCCCTTGATGTCCTGGCCGAGAAAGAAAAGCTTACCGACAAGGAAAGGGGCCAGATCATCGGGGGAGTCAATCGCCTTGAGTACCTGGCCGGGAAAGAGTTTCAGGAGCGGTACGGGGCGACAATAACCGGCCTTATAAAATCAATGCTCATGTAGGGGGATGATCATGGACTTCATGTTCTATTCAAATCAATGGCTTACCGAGTTCATCGGCAACAACTGGATGGGCCTGATCATCCTTTACGGGGCGGCAAAAGCTGTTTTCCCGAATTCGAAAATCCTCCAGGCCGTAGGCTCGGGATTCTCCAATATCTTCCCGGTGTTCAACAGGAAAAAGGCTGAGTAAATGCGAACCGTCCTCGTAACCGCCCCGACAATTGAGCCTGTATCCCTCAGCGAGTTCTGCGAACATTTGCGGATAGATCCGGACACGCTTGCCGAAAACATGACTCTGTATGCGTGCACGGCGGCGGGTTCGCACCCGGTAACGACCGGATACACTCTTTATGGGACCGGCGTCAATGTCCTCGGGAAAAAGGCCCTTGTCTATCTCCAGCCCGTAAACAACGGGACCAACGGGACGGTTGATGTAAAAATCCAGGAATCTGACGACAACGTGACTTACACGGACTGGACAGGGGGGACGTTTACTCAGGTCACAGAGTCAAACGACACTGTAATCCAGGAAAAAGAATACACGGGGAGCAAGGCGTATATCCGGACGGCCTCGAAAACCCTCGTGGCCGCGTGCGAATTCGGGACATCGGTCCTGGTAAAAGAGGCGACCGTGGCTGAGAGCGATTTGCTCAATGCACTCATAACAGCTTCCCGACAGCACGCCGAAAACGTAACCCGGCGGGCCCTGATTTCTCAGACATGGGACGGCTACCTGGATGAATTCCCGGACAAGGATTATATCGAATTGCCTTACGGGAACCTCCAGAGCGTGACCTCGATAAAGTACAAAGACACGGCCGGCACCGAAACCACAATGACGGTTACGACTGAGTACCTTGTGGAGCTCAACGGCGAGCAGCGCGGCAGGATCGTACTCCCTTACGGCTGCAGTTGGCCGTCAGAAACCCTTTATCCCTCGAATCCGATTACGATCAGGTTTGAATGCGGGTACGGGGACGCGGCCACGGACGTGCCTCATGCAATCAGGGCGGCAATCAAGATGATAGGCGAGGACCTGTACAGGAACCGGGAGGCGCAGACTTTCACGACAGCCGGCGGGTACGTGGAGAATAAGGCGGTTGACCGATTGCTGGCCTCATACAGACTTTGGAGTTTTTAAATGCGGAGCGGCGACCTCGACAAAAGAATCACCTGGCAGCAAGAAACGAAGGTGCCCGACGGCATGAGCGGATTCACGACTACCTGGGTTGATGTCTGTACAGTCTGGTGCTCGATTTGGCCGATATCGGCAAATGAAATTATAAGGGCGAGTGCCCCGGCAATGATTGCAACACACAGGGTAAGGCTGCACTATCGCAGTGTTTTCAAACCATATTGGCGCGGGAAGTTCGGGAATCGTTATTTCTCGATTGTGAGCATCATCAACCCGAATGAGCGCAATGAAATGCTCGAGCTGTTGTGCAAGGAGGCGGCGTGAAAAATCTCCTGACCGCCATAACGACAAAAACATCGGGGTCGGCATTATCAACTGCGGTAGGCGGGAGAATATTTCTCGACCAGGCTCCCGCTAAAGTCATATTCCCGTATATTGTTTGGTTCATTGTAACGAGCAATCCGGAAAAGACATTCACGGAAGATTTTGAAAACATCCTTATCCAATTTTCCATTTTCTCGACAGCATCATCTGCAGCGGAGATAGCGGACATATACGCAGCTCTCGATGCTCTTTACGATGAATGCACTTTGACAATTACGGGCGGCGACATTCTTTTGAGGATGCACAGGACGAATTTAACCACAGTGCCAGGCGGCAGCATAGATGCCCCGGATGCATCAAATAGCTTCAGGCATTGGGCTGTAGAGTATTCAATTTTGATAGAAAAAATCTAATCTATAGGAGGAAACACATCATGGGCGTGAACAGAAAACTTGGAGTCAACGCGGCGATTGTTTTGAAATACGGCACTGCGGATCAGGCAACCGTCAAAGGCATTAATCAGCTTACCCTTCCTTCCCTGACGAGATCGATAATCGAAAGTGAAGAATTCGGGGTTGATTTCTCGGTTCAGGACGCGGGCGGCGGAAAACACGGGGATATTTCCTATGCCGGGAATATGGTTCTTGGAGACACAAAAGGACAGGATCAGCTCAAGGCGTACCTGAAAGCGAACACGAAATTCACGGATGCCAGGATTTATATTGACACGGACACCGATGATTTCCTTGCGGCAGATACGGCAAACGATTCGGAAGCCGGATTTCAGGTTGTCGAACACACCCCCGGACAGGTGAACAAAAACGGAACCTATCCCCTGTCGGGTAAATGGTGTGTCAATGGGCTCTATGCCTATTTTACAGTTCATAAAACAGACGTTGCTACTCCCACGATGGCATTTGTCGCGGCCGTCACTCCCGGCACAACGAGCGCAACGATTACGGACTCCGGAAGTGGATTTGTGACGGCGGGCTTTCTTGCCGGGCAGACCCTGATCGTTGAAGGCTCAACGTCGAATGATGGAACCTACAGGATTTTAACTGTTGTGCCCGGCACGATTACCCTGGAAGTGGGGGATGTCTTGACTTCCGAAGCGGCACTTGCAACAACCACGTTGCACGGCGGAAGCCTGTAAAAACAGAAAGGAGCTTTATGATATTCGATTTTGAGGAAAGCGTAGGCGTCTGGTTTGATTATCCGGGGGGCGGGCGCGTGCAGTTGCGAGTCCCGACAGTCGAGGATTACCTGAGAATCGAAAAGGAATCCAACGAAAACAGGCCGTACCTGCATGAAGTGGAAGGCAAGCAGCCGCAGATCCTGAACTATAAAATTCCGGACCAGGCTAAGGCCTCCGCGCTCTTGGACGACTGCACGATACTCGCATGGGAGGATTTCTTTGATAAAAACGAGAAGCCTATCCCGTGCAATGCGAAAACTAAGACCGCCCTTATGCGGATGAAGGATTCTACGTTCCGGGATTTTGTAAATGAGAAATTGAAGGCTCTCGGAATAGCAGAAAAGGCCGAGAAAGAGGAATCTGAAAAAAACTCAGATCCTTCGCAATCTGGCAAGCCTGCATAGGGCGGCTGAGTTGCGAAGATTGCCGGGCGACATACAAGGCTGCAAATACCAAGTTGCCTTTTGAGAAGGGGGAGATCAAGGGCGTCGGACCTCCCCCCTGCGAAACATGCAGGCCGGATGATCCATACCCGGAAAACCGTCAAGCCCTGGAAATATTCAACCTGTGCGGAGATGAATGGATCAGGGCGGGCATGGACGGAATGATAGTCGCCTTGCCGAGTTCATCAGTCGAATCGGTAATGAATATACTGGAAATTACCGGGAAGAAAAGACGGATGCAGATCTTTAACCAGGTGAAAATGGTAAGCAGGGCGATTGTGAAGGAAAAAGCAAAAGAGCGGGATCAGGAAAAGAAATGAGGGTAGAGAACTGGAATCCGAATGCTTTTGACCAGGAATTCGAGGATATCGCAATCGAGCGCCTTGTCGAAGCCGCTGAGGTTGTAGCCGCAAACGCCCGCCGAACCTGCCCGGTTGGAACCATTTCTAGGCCGATGTACAAAACAGGTCCTTATGCCGGGCAGCCATGGACCGCCAGAGATGCAGGGCAACTGCGGAAAAGTATCCGGGTTGTTCAGAAAAGGTCGAAATCCGGCAAGCCGCTGATGAGCAAAAAGAACGTCCGGGTGTACGTCGGGCATTATCTTGCCTATTACGCGAGCATTGTTGAACACTCGAAACCTTTCATGCGTCCGTCTTTTGAAGCAAGCATACCGGCAATCAAAACGATTACGGGGGCAAAATAATGGCGGACCACAGAATCGGGACAGTTTTTGTAGAGCTTGACCTTGACCCATCGCGCTATACCAAAGGCCAGCAGCAGCTCTATAAGGCCGCGACTCAGACCAGCCTGAACATCGAGCAGAATTTTAAAAACCTCGGGATCAAGTCCAGCGCCGAATTCGACCTCATGCGGGCGAAGATAACCAATTCCTATAACATGATTGCCAATTCGCACAAGGCAACGGCGAACGATATTCTCAGGGCAGAGCAGGCGAAAAACGCGCAACTCACACGGCTTAACGAGCAGCAGTTTGGACAGCAGACAACGATGCTGACTGCCCTGAGAGGTCATTATATGGCCGCGACTGCCGCGATTGCTATTTCCATTGCTGCAGTTACAGCAGCCTGGAAGCTCGCAAAGATCGGCGCTGAGTTCGAGGAGCAACGCGGAATCCTGACCAACCTATCCCGGAAGTACAAGACCACCGCTGATGAAATAGTCGCCTCGATGGAGCGGGCCAGCGAAGGCATGATTGCCAAAACTGACCTGATGAAAGTCGCCCTGGGCGGGATTGCTAAGGGATTGAGTCCCGATCAACTCACAAATCTTGCCGATGCTGCAAAAATATTTGGTGATTACGCCGGAGGCGCTACCGAAGCGCTGAAGGATCTGACGGAATCCCTTGAGACCGGCCGCACCCGAACCTTAAAGCAATACCTCGGAACGACCCTCGACCTGAAAACCGCTTTCGGAGATCTCGAAAGCAAGATGACGGCCGTTGAAAAAGCCAACGCCATGTACAATATCATCATGCTGGAGGCGACCAGGCGCCAGGGAGAAATGAAAGCGGAGGTTGACGATTCAGCGGACAAACTGGAACGGCTCGAAGCGAAATATAAAAACGTCACTCTTGCCGCGGGTAATTTCTGGAAAACAGTGGTTGTCGGGGTTACCGACTATATTGCCGCAATTGGCAAAGGGGCGGCCGCCGCAGCGGGCGGGGAGGCCGGAGGGATAGACCTGCCGGACACGGGAACAGGCACTGCGGAAACCACCAAAGACAAGTCACAAACAATCATCGACGGTTACAAAAAGCAGATTGAGGAATTAAAGAAGCTCCTGTCCGCGCGTAAAACCGGGGATGATGCTGCCAAGACAGCCGAACGGGAGCGCGAACACGCCACCAAGAGGATTGTCGAGGATATGCGTAAGCAAGCCGTTGAGATCGACGGCTACGGCAAGTCCCAATACGAAAAAGACCTGATCAGAATGCAGTCAGAAGCCGAAGAGTTCAGGAAAAAGGGCGTCGACAAAATAAAGATTGCATCATGGGTTGCCAAAGAAACCACGGTAATAAACCAAAAACATGACGATGAGGCGCGGAAGGCCCTGTCCTCATACGTGGAGTGGGAGCGCAAGCAGATTGAGGACCTGGTTGAGTATCAGCGAACTCAAGGCGGCAAGCGTGTGAGCATAAGCGCCAGCCTTTGGGACAAAATCGGCCAGTACGAG